TTTGGTTACTAATCTTTTTATTATTAGCGGGGTGATCCGACATTGGAACTCAAAGACTACCTGTACTCAATCAACCAGTCTAAAAAAGACATCTGGGATCCCGACAATCACAAAAACTACCCACCCTTTGTGATCAATCGGTGCCTCTCAGGTCATCTTGATTGCATTCTTCACGTCAATGAGATGAATAAAAACCATCATCTTGAGAAGAAATTGCAATACGATTATTACATAAATACCCTGAGACCAAGGAAGAGGTTTTCTCCTTGGATGAAACAGTCAAAACTTGATGATCTTGACGCTGTTAAAACTTACTATGGATATAGTAATGAAAAGGCACGCCAGGCTCTAGCAATTTTGACCACCTCTCAGATTGCTGAGATAAAAAAACTAATCGATACTGGTGGCAGTAAATGAGTGAAGAATTTGTACAATGGGATGAGCAACAGATGGTTGAAGTTGCTCTAAAGGAACCAGATGATTTCCTTAAAGTGAGAGAGACACTTACCAGGATCGGTGTAGCCTCTCGTAAAGAGAAAAAGATTTACCAGTCTTGTCACATTCTCCATAAACGTGGCAAGTACTATATCGTTCACTTCAAAGAGCTGTTTGCATTGGATGGCAAGCAGACAAATCTGAGCATCAATGATGTTCAGCGTCGTAACCGTATTGTTCAACTTCTGGTAGACTGGGGTCTGGTTGACATCACTCCAGAAAGTCTGGTGAAGATTGAGAACGTAGCACCACTCAATCAAATCAAGGTGCTCTCCTTCAAAGAAAAGGGTGAGTGGATACTTGAGTCCAAATACAATATCGGGAAGAAGAAAACTGCGGAATCTTAATTATGCTTTCTCTAGATCAATTCCGTGACAGGATTGTAACTCCTGAACGGCTTGAAAAACTTTTTGAACTTAACCCTAACCGAAAGGAATACATCGAGAAGATGTCTCCTGACTTTGACTACAGGTACATTGTCATTGAAGACGCTCTGATGAATCCTTATGACGTTAGGGATTTTCTGATTCACGGTGCCTATATGGCAGGCACCAACGATCTAAACCCCACTAAGACTGGTGCTCCTGGTATGCAGCAACCAGTTGCTAACGAGTGGGCTAAACCATATATTCAATACCTTCGTAATCTTCTGTTCCATAAAAAGATTACTACCAAAGATATTACCTGGCACGATTTTCATTGCTACAACAATGTCTTCTGGAAAGGGATGAAGTCTATCGATAGTAACTATCGTCCTCACGTAGACCCAGGTGACTTTGCATTCAATCTGTATCTTACAGATGATATGGTAGATGATGGTACAGCAATGTATTCATTGAACGTCGGTAGTAAAAAGTTTATGGATGTTCGTGAGATGCAAGAGAATGCCGAGTTGCGTTCTTCTACCATCGCATCTATTATGGACATCGACAGAGTTGGTGTCGGGCAACTGGACGACTGGAAATGCTTTAAAGGTGACGATGTTTACAACCTTGAGTGTGTTGTCCCTGGTGCTTTCAACCACATCTCTGGCTATCGTGGTTCTCTATTCCATAGTGCATATTATGATGATCAAAAGTATCCTGATGGACACGTTCGGTTTTCCCTAGTAGCGATGCTCTCAGTTACTAACCCTCCAGCGGGTAAATCATCCTTTATCACTAAAAAATCAGAAGATCCCGATTACCAAGATGGCAAAAAATAGAGTTAAAATCATTTACGAGGATTGTGATCCTTCTAAGGCAGATGATACAACACTGCCGTACACTGCATACCTTATAGAGTATATGCAAAGTGGTTTTAGGAAGTATGACATCGCTGTTTGTACAAAGACTGTAGACTTGTTTGATTATTATTACGACAAGTATAAGAAAGACTTTGTTAAATTTACTCAGAGTAATGGGAAGTGCAACCCAAAACTCTGGACAGCACCTAAATAGTTCGTCGCCTTTTCGTGCGCGACACGCTACGACGGATTCGCTACCAAAGTAGTAGGGGGGCTTGACGCCCCCTTTTTAATGCTCTATAATTAGCGCATCAAACAAGGGCAGACCTTCGGGTCGTACGCTCTAGGTTTGTGTTCTTTATGGTCCGTAGGACCGCCCCCTATACAATGACACGAAAAAACTTAAACGAAGTCTTTAACACGGCTCAAAGCAATGCAGACTTTCTGTCTGATCTCTGGAGACCAGAGTGCTGCGATCCCGCTAACTGGGCTTACGTTCCGAGTACATACGGAATTCCTGGAGTAGAACTGGTCGATGGACCTGGGATGAAACTCTTCTCAGAACTCACCTGCTACGTGAACCCTGGTCGCAAGGAGTTGTCCTCGTCACAGGTTTCTGACCTGGTGGACATCCTTGAAACAGAGGGTATCCGTCCCGACCGAGGTTCAATGGGATACTATGACGTTGACGATGACTCCAACGTCAACAGCATCACCCGCCAACACGCGGCTGCTTCACTTGGTATCCCTGGATGGATGTTCCAAGGTGTTCGTTTCGAGAACGCACTTGCGAAGTTGCGTTTCGCCAACGCATCTAACTGGGTTGACAAGACCTACAACCGCCAACCCAACCCGAAGGACGTGCAGGCTGCAGTAAATTCTGCCCTCAAAATCCGCGTCGAATACGGTGAAACCATCGGTAAGAAGTCAGTCAAGGCAGAGATCGAGCTGCAAGGTGCTGGTCTTACTGACAAGCAGAAGTCTTCTCTGCTGAACAAGCTCTGGGGATCCTTTGCGTTCAGCGCAGAAGTGAACCACGAGTCTCGTTTCGTTGACCTGAACAACGACACGATGGCAATGCTCTTGGACAAGATCCGTGAGGAGGATGAGTGGATCAAGGACTACTGGGACAACGATGATGAGATCACCATCGCTGTGAACGCGAAGTCCTTTGAGGCACGTGTTGGTTCTATCCTTGCTTCTGCTGCTATCGCGATGGAACAGGAGAAGCCTCTGCACATCCTGTTCTCTGTCCCCATCCCCCAAGGGAAGGAGACCCTGGAAGTGAAGCGAATCAAGTTCTTCACGATGCACCTCGCATCGCTTGAGAAGCGCTTGATGGACATCCAAGGTCTGAAGGACACTGTTGCTAACCGTGCTACGTTCCCCTGGAACCACCCTGATTGTGAGCACCGTGGCGTCAGTCAAGACACCACCAAAGAGGGCAACAGCCTGATTGAGGTGATGAATCGGGAATACAATTGATGTAAACCGAATAAAAAGGGGCGGTGTTCATCACCCCCCTTTTTTTATGTTCGGTTATAATTAGTAGTGATTGCCGTAAGGAATCACAAAACACAAACTCGCTTTTATAGGAGCTACTAAAATGGACCGCCTAGTACGTTATACTGCGTCGGATTTGCCCGACCTGATGGACAAGATCGTCAAGCATTCAATCGGTGCTGATGATTGGTTTGATCGACTTGGTGCACTGCACGAAACTACTAAGAACTATCCCCCTTATAATGTTGTCCACGAGAGCAATGTGAAAACCCGTATTGAGGTTGCACTCGCTGGATTCAAGAAATCAGAAGTCTTTGTCTACACTGAGCACGGCAAAATGTTTGTCGAAGGTCAGAAAGAAGACAAAGAAACAGATGTGAACTACAGCCATAAGGGCATTGCTCAGCGTAGCTTCACTCGCGCTTGGACTTTGACAGAGGACTGGAGAGTGGATGATGTGCAATTTGAAGATGGTTTGCTTGCCATCACCTTACAGAAAGTAGTACCTGAGCACTTCCAACGCCAGGACTTCCTCTAAATACGTGTGACTCCCTGCGTGCCACATCTGGACCCCTTGACGAAAGTCAGGGGGTCCTTTATAATCTAAGTTCATCCCAAAATATAAATGTCTATTCAACTAGTTTTGATGAAAAGCGGTGAGGATGTCATCGCTGATGTGTATGAGATGCGTGATGACGAGGGTCGCCCTCAGGCATTTATCCTTCGGGATCCCCAGATTGTTCGTATCAAACCCAATCTGGAAAAGCCTGAGGAGGGTCCTAACTGCACCTTTGAGAACTGGGTGCCGCTCTCCCCTAACAACCGTTTCCTGATCAAGGAAGGTGCATTCCTGACAATCACCGATCCCCTTGAACCCCTCAAAGCACACTTTATTGAACGATTCGGAGAAGATGATGGAGAACTTACAGATCCTCCTGCTGAAGAACGACAAGGTGATCCTGACGCAACTGGCGGAGACGTCGGCTGAACTGCCAGGAGAACCTGATGTACTCCTCGTCAAACCCTATGAATTGGACGAGGACGGTAACTTGACACGGTTCCTGAAGGGTGTTACCATACAAGACGAGATGATGATCCACAGCGATTACATTCTCACTATTGTCGAACCCAACCAGCACCTAGTCAAAGCATACGATGAAATTCTACAAGAACGTTGACCAAGTTGGTGATCGTATTCTTGTTCGTGGTTATGATGGTGGGAGAGAAGTTCGTCTTCGTGACGAGTTCTTTCCCACTTTGTATGTAAAGGCTAAGGAGGAGACAGGGTACACCACACTAGAGGGTGATCCTGTCAAACCCATCAGACCTGGCACGATCCGAGAGAGCAGGCAATTTTGCGAACGCTATCAGGACGTGGAAGGTTTTGAGGTGTATGGGCATCAGACATATCTCTACCAATGGATCAATGAAAACTTCCCTGGTGAAGTTGAATATGATCCTAGTAAGATCCGCGTGTTTACGATCGATATTGAAACCGCAGCGGAGAATGGATTCCCAGACATCCGATCTGCTGATCAGGAGATCTTACTTATCACGGTTAAGGACAGCTTTACTGGAATCTATCACGTCTGGGGTTCCCAGATGTACAAGACTTCCAAAGCCGAAGTATCGTACACGCATTGTGCTAATGAGCAGGAGCTATTGCAGAGGTTCCTCGCTTGGTGGACCGAGAATTATCCAGATGTAATTACAGGTTGGAACGTCCAGCTGTTCGACGTACCTTACATTTGTAATCGTCTGTCTCGTATTCTTGGCGACAAGAATATGAAACTCCTTTCACCTTGGAAACTTCTACGCTCCCGTGAGATCAATATCCTCAACAGAAAGCAACTGGCTTTCGACGTATCTGGGATAACGGTATTGGACTACCTGGATCTGTATAAGAAATTCACTTATACAAACCAGGAGTCCTATCGTCTTGATCACATTGCAATGGTTGAGTTGGGTCAGCAAAAGTTGGACCACTCTGAATTTGATACCTTCCGAGAGTTCTATACGAATGACTGGAAGAAGTTTGTGGACTACAACATCCACGACGTCCGTCTGGTTGACAGACTGGAAGACAAGATGAAGTTGATGGATCTTGCATTCACTTTGGCTTATGATGCGAAAGTGAATATTGAAGATGTGTTTTCACAGGTACGTATGTGGGACGCAATCATCTATAACTACTTAAGTGATCGCAAGATCGTCATTCCTCCTAAGAACAGGAATGAAAAGTCAGACAAGTATGCAGGTGCTTATGTCAAAGAACCGACTCCTGGAATCTATGATTGGGTTGTCAATTTTGACCTTAATAGCCTGTATCCTCATCTTATTATGCAGTACAATATCTCCCCAGAGACCCTCTGGGAGACTAGACATCCTTCAGTTTCGGTCGATAAGATCCTAAACAAGGATGTAAGTATTGATGGTGACTTCGCAGTCTGCGCCAACGGTGCACAGTACCGTAAGGATGTGCGCGGTTTTCTACCTGAACTAATGGAGAAGATCTATGATGAACGTAAGCAATACAAGTCTAAGATGCTTGCTGCTAAGCGGGCGAATGAAGAGTCCCCGTCCCTTTCTTTACAAAAAGATATTAGCAGATACAACAACTTCCAAATGGCAAGGAAGATTCAACTCAACTCTGCCTATGGTGCTATCGGAAACGAATACTTCCGCTACTATAAGTTGGCTAATGCTGAGGCGATTACTCTCAGCGGTCAAGTCTCGATTCGCTGGATCGAAAACGAGATCAACATCTATCTGAACAAACTGTTAGAGGGTGATGATTACCTCGAACGTAATAAGTACTTTGATTATGTGATTGCATCTGACACTGATTCAATCTATTTGAATCTTGGTCCTCTGGTTGAGAAGTTCTTTAAGAACAAGGATAAACAATCCGTTGTCAAAATTCTGGATAAGATCTGCAAAGAGAAACTAGAGCCCTTCATCGACTCTAGTTACCAGGAACTTGCTAGTTACGTATCAGCATACGATCAGAAGATGTTTATGAAGCGAGAGAACATCGCTGACCGTGGCATCTGGACTGCTAAGAAACGATACATCCTTAACGTGTGGAACAGTGAGGGTGTCGCATATAAAGAACCTAAGATGAAGATTATGGGTCTTGAGACTGCACGATCTTCTGTTCCACAGTTCTTCAGGGATCGCCTGAAGAAGGCTTACAAGATGATTATGACCACTGATAACAATACGGTCATCGACTACATCAATACGTGTAAGCAAGAGACTAGGAAAGCATCTCTCGCAGACATTGCTTTCCCTCGTGGTTGTAACAACATCCCAACCTATGCACACCCTCTTGAGATCTATAAGAAGGGTTGCCCTATCCACGTCAGGGGATCGTTGCTATACAACCACTACATCAAAAAGCACAAGGTTGAGAACAAGTATCCACGTATTCAGGAAGGCGAGAAGATTAAGTTCATCTACCTGAAGGTTCCCAATCCGATCCAAGAGAACGTCATCTCATTCTTCCAAGAGGTACCTCGGGAGTTTGGGCTTGATAAGTTTGTGGATCACGATAAACAATTTGAAAAAGCGTTCTACGAACCCATCCGAAACGTGCTAGAATGCATTGGTTGGAAGCCTGAACGCCAAGGTAGTCTACTCGATTTTTTCTAATGTCTTTTCTGAATTCCGTAATCAAGGATCTCGGCAATGAATACGCTGCAGTTGTTACTGATGGCATTGCTGCAGGCGACACTGCTTCTTTCGTTGATACTGGGTCTTATATTTTTAACGCCCTGGTTAGCGGGTCGATTTATGGAGGTATTCCTTCCAACAAAGTTACAGCTCTCGCTGGTGAATCGAGCACGGGAAAGACTTTCTTTGCTCTTTCTGTTGTTCGTCATTTTCTTGAGTCTAATCCTCAAGGCAACGTCATTTATTTTGAGTCTGAGTCCGCCATTTCTAAGCAGATGATGGAGGAACGTAACATTGACGTGGCACGTGTCGGTCTGGTTCCTGTAGTCACAGTGCAGGAGTTTCGTACACAGGCTATGAAGATTGTCAGTGAATACGAAAAACTCAAAGAAGCTGACAGACCTCCCTTGCTAATGGTCCTAGATAGTCTGGGTAACTTATCCACCTCTAAGGAGATGGAAGACTCCGCAGCAGGAAAAGACACACGAGATATGACACGAGCCCAAGTGGTTAAGTCTATCTTCCGTGTCCTGACACTAAATCTAGGTCGAGCGAATATACCCCTGCTAGTTACCAACCACACCTATGAGGTTGTGGGTGCTTATGTCCCTATGAAGGAGATGAGTGGTGGAACAGGTCTCAAGTACGCTGCTTCTAACATTATTTTCTTATCGAAGGCGAAGGAAAAAGACGGTACCGAAGTTGTTGGCAATATCATTACTGCCACGAATCGTAAGTCTCGCTTCACGAAAGAAAACAGCAAAGTAAAAACACGACTCTTCTATGACGAACGAGGTCTTGACCGTTACTTTGGACTACTGGAGCTGGGTGAACAGTACGGAGTCTTTGAGCGGGTCGGCAACCGTTATAAGGTGGGTGATAAGTCTGTTTATCCTAAACAGATTCTTGCTGATCCTGAAAAATACTTTACCGAAGATGTGATGCAAGCTTTGGATGAAGCCGCAGCAAAGGAGTTCAAGTACGGTAATGAATGAACGCATCGAGCGCACGATCTTGCGGAACCTTTTCAGAAATGAAGAGTTTTACCGCAAGGTCTTGCCTTTTATTAAATCTGATTATTATGAAGAACTAAATGAAAAAGTCATTTTTGAAGAGATCAGAAAATTCGCTGATAAGTATGACCGTCTCCCGACCGAGGAGGTTGTTCTTATTGAGGTCGAACGACGGACAGACGTTTCTGATCAGACGTTTGGTGAAGTCCGAAGTATCTGTCAATCTTTCACGGATGTAAAAGAAGATCCTACGAAAGAATGGTTGACAGACGCCACTGAGAAGTGGTGTAAAGATCGTGCCATTTACCTGGCACTGATGGAATCTATTCGTCTGGCAGACGGAGACGATAAGGACGAGAAGAAGTCCCGTGATTCTATCCCTGACATTCTGAAGGAAGCCCTGGCGGTTTCCTTCGATGACCACATTGGTCACGACTATCTCACAGACTACAAGGAACGCTTCGACTTCTACACGACAGAAGAGGAGAAGATCCCATATGACCTGGAGTTCTTTAACAAGATCACCAAGGGTGGCATCCCTAACAAGACCCTCAACGTCGCCCTGGCGGGCACTGGAGTGGGTAAGAGTATGTTTATGTGTCACCAGGCAGCATCCTGCCTTTCGATGGGTAAGAATGTCCTATACATAACCTGTGAGATGTCTGAGGAGAAGATTGCAGAGCGTATCGACGCGAATCTTCTCAACGTAAACATCAAAGACATTCCTGAACTGCCCAGGATGATCTTTGAATCCAAGGTGGCTGACCTTGCACGTAAGACAGAAGGCAAACTCATCATTAAAGAGTATCCAACAGCGTCAGCACACGCTGGTCACTTCCGTGCTTTGCTCAATGATTTGGCACTGAAGAAGTCCTTCTCACCAGATATTATCTTCATCGATTATCTGAACATCTGTGCATCATCGAGATATAAAGGTGCCATCGTCAACTCTTACACGTACGTTAAAGCGATTGCAGAAGAACTTCGCGGCTTGGCTGTCGAGTTTGATCTACCAATCGTATCTGCTACTCAGACTACTAGGTCTGGTTTTGGCAATAGCGACGTTGATCTTACCGACACTTCTGAGTCTTTTGGTCTACCCGCTACTGCAGATTTTATGTTTGCTCTTATTAGCACTGAGGAACTTGAACAACAAAACCAAATTATGGTCAAGCAACTCAAGAACAGGTACAATGACCTGACATCATACAGGCGGTTTGTAGTCGGTGTTGACAGAGCAAAGATGAAGCTGTATGATGTTGAACAAACTGAAGACGCCGAAGCGACAGCGAAGCAGATGGATTTCCAACCTGACTTCTCTAAAGAATCTCAATCTAAATTTTCCGACTTTGTAGTATGACCACTGAAACTGAAACTCGTCAAGTAGACTATAACAAGTATGCTGAGTTTGTTAATGCCGTAACTAGTTTTCCTTCTCAATCTAACGATGAGTTTATTAAGCGCATCCAAGATCTCAATGAGAAGAATGTAAACATTGCTCGTCTCTTGACTGCAGCTGTTGGTATCTCTGCAGAGGGTGGGGAGTTTACAGAACTTGTTAAGAAGATTGCTTTTCAAGGGAAGGAACTTAACTCTGATGTTAAACTCCATATGATCAAGGAGTTGGGTGATGTTATGTGGTATATGGCACAAGCCTGTATGGCACTTGACATTGATTTCAACACCGTTCTTACACAGAATATGGTGAAACTGATGTCTCGTTATCCTGATGGTACATTTGATGTTTATTTTTCCGAGAATCGGAAGGAAGGTGACCTGTGAGCGATAGTATTAAGATCGAACTCTCTGCTGATATGGCAGATGCTCTGCTTACCCTTATGGATGCTGAGCAAAAAATTTATACCACGGACATTAAATCTTGTCCCGTACGCATCATTAGAATTAGAGAACTGATGCGTGAAATTGTTCATCAACTTCAAGACAATGAAACGACTGACTGAAGCAATCATTGGTGGCGCTCTACTTGGGTGCCTTCACGGAGCAATAGTAGAAGCGAAGCCATCCAAAGGTTTCTTCACGATGGATGCTATGGGTTGTATGCTTCTTAAGGAGTGTACTGACGGTATTCAGAAGATCTATGATAGTGGTGATCTCCGTCACGCATTTCCTGGTTCCAACTGGGAACCAGTTGCTGATGAGTTCGACAAGATTATGAAAGCCTTTAGTGTCATT